AGTACTGGGCGCACCGCCGCCGCCACCACCAGGCGGCGCCCACTCTGGGTCGCCGTCGACGATCGTCAGAACGTCTCCCTCGTCGCCCTCTTCGGTAGGGGGCAGAGGGGTGCTACCAGCACCAAGTTTGCCACCGGAATAGAGTCGCACGGGCACGCCCGACTGCCAGACGAGATTCTGGTCGTCTGTGAAAGGTTCGTCACTCATTTGAGCGAACGAGTGAAACTTGGAAATTTCCTCGAAAAATCAGACTTTTGCATTTTTCATTTTTGGCGCCGCTCAGCCAACAAAGCGCACTCGCGCGTTGTACGAGATGGTCGCTCCAGTCACAGGCGCCGTGTAGGCGATCAAGTGCAGCGAGTGATCCTGAATCGACGCAACGACGGCGGTGGTCCCGACGTAGTTCGTGATGATGTCGCCATTCCACGACAGCTTGAACGGCACCTGCGTGCCGAATGTCTCGATGTTGGTGCCATCGTACGTAGGCGCGATCATCTGGGGCTCGAGAAGGACGCTGTCGAGCACCTGAAAGCGACTCGTGTACTGCAGGTCCCGGAGCGGGGAAGCAGCTGTCACGGCGCTCGCGCCGGGGTTCGTGAACACGTCCTCTGAGTTCAGCTGCGCAGCATTTGTCTGCTTGTCCAAAACCAGCGCGACGTAGACGCACGGCAGGACAGAGCCGGCCGTAGCGTTGGCGACCGCTGGAATCGTGGCCACGCCCGTCACGTAGCAGCTCTTGAGGCAGACTTGCTTGCCATCACGCTCTTGCTCGCCGTCGCCTTGTGCGATGGAGTTGAGAGCCAGAAGCGTTGCAGGGTCGACTTCACCCCCAGCCGCGTCCGTGGGCGCGACGAGCGCCGTGCTCACCAGTGAGCTGTCCTTGTACTTCAACTCAATGCCGAGGAAGCCGCCAGTGCGCATGTTGGACATGCCACGAACGCGCGCACCCGAGACTTTCGCGACAGCGCGCGCGGTAGCGCTAGGCTTGCGCATGCCGGCCGCTCGGGCCTTCTTTTGCATGCCGCCCTTGCTACGGTCGTAGCCGGTCACGGTGTAAGAGCGCTTCTTGCCAGACATTTTCGCAAGGAGCTATTAGGGTTAGGGTTAGGGTTGGGTGGGGGTGGGCGTTAGGGTTAGGGTTAGGTTGTAAAAGGCCCCCGCAGGAGGGGATTCCGCGAAGCGGAATCAGCGCCCCAGCGCAGCTGGAGGCGCCATTAGGAACGTGAAGAACGGTGAGATCGGGGTGGGTTGGAGGGGGCGGTAGCCCCCTCCGCACTGCCCGTCTGTGTGTTACAGCACGACCAAGGGCACCACCAGCGGCAGAGCCAGCGCATAAAGAAGTTCATACTTGTTGTCAGATGTAATCGGCGACCGCCCAGAACTTACATTTGTGTCTCCGGATTTATTAAATCCTTGTGTTCGTTCAGACACAAAAAGTGGCGGTAAGTGATCGCCGATCACTAGTATTACCCGCCACTTTGGATCTTGGACCTTGGACCAAGATACTATAAAGGTTATATTTTTATAACCGAGACACAATAGACCAGAGGTCGTTTTTTTTACAAAAACATAACCCCGGGTTACTTACTAGTCAAATTAAACACGCGCGCAGCGCGTGGCTTCGCGCAGCGACAGCGAGCCGCAGGCGAGCGCCGCCGGCAGGCATGGCGCGCGAAGCGCGCAAAGCCGGGCGTAAGCCCGGCCAAAAAATTATTTTTTGAGCCCGCGCGGGCCAAGCGCTAAAGTTAAAAGCAACACGGAGTTTAGTCGCGCGATTAATAGCGCTTAAATAAACGAGTATTGCGTTCCTTCATTTGTTTGTTATTGCTCGTAGGTTAGTTCGAGCTTGTCGTCCACGTCAGCATCGAAATCCTTTTCGAGCTGTGTGGGCTCACCGTTGAGGTACGACTTGATGTCGAGCGGACGCTCATCTTCATGCGCCGTACGCGCTTTCTTCTGCGGCGCGCCGGGGCACACGAGAACCTCGTCAGTGACCTCGGTTTCGTCGTCGCTTCCCGCAGAGTTGCCGTTGCTGTCATTTTCGGCGGCCTCCTCGTCCTCTTGGAGCAGCGTGTCGCGCACTGCTTTGATCGCCTCGAGCGTCCAATCATGCAAGCGCATTTCCGAGCGCGCGTAAGTTAGGAGGCCGATCGGATGAACATCGAGATGGTCAGCCAAGTCGAGCGTCTGGTAGAGCAACTTGAGCTCGTCGCCGGACCCGTCGCCAGAATGCGAGTACTTGGCCTTTTCACACAGACTTGTCCAAGTGCGCATCTGCGCAAGAGGCCAACCTTGCTTTAGCACCCACGCAGTGAACGACTCCGACTTCGTTTGGAGCGTCGTCTGCGTAGTGACGTGTGCGCGCTTCTTCCAGTCGCGAACGTACGCGGCACTCTTCACCTTGGTGTCACTGACCAGATCACTGTGCTTAGGCTCCTGAGACATCATGTCACTCATTGTTTGCGTTAGATTTTGCAATGTGAAATCCGCTGAGCGATCTTCAGACCTGGCAACGGGTCTGAAAGCGATCTTCAGACTTTCAGACTCTGAGCTCCCGCAATAGCCAAATTCATCAGATCGTATTCGTAAGAATCGATCGTCAAGGATGACGTCAGGAGGTCCTTACTCCAAGTATTGGATGTTTACCATCAACAATCCACGAGACCCTGCGCATGCATACCTGGTCGAGTTCTGGCCTGATTTGCAGTATGCAATCTGGCAGTTGGAGCGCGGTGAGAACGGCACTCCACACTACCAGGGCTACGTGGCTTTCAAAGGAAAGAAGCGTTTGAACTGGCTCAAGAACAACTGTTCCAAGGAGGCTCATTGGGAACCTCGCAAAGGCAGTCACGATCAGGCGAAAGCCTATTGTACCAAGGCCGAGACTCGAGTCGAAGGGCCTTTTGATGCCGGAGAGGAACTCGAGGAGTTTGGCCAACAAGGCAAGCGTAATGATCTCCAAACGCTTAAGCGTAAGTTGGACGAAGGCGCGAGCGAGCTAGCAATAGCCGAGAGCGACGAGACTTTCGCCGTGTGGGCGAAATACTACAAGGTCGTGGGACGCTATCGCATGCTGAAGTGCATGAACGAGCGCAAGTGGCACACATACTGCCAAGTTTATTGGGGGCCACCCGGCGTGGGTAAATCGCGCCGGGCGCTCGAAGAAGCCGGACCCGGTGCATACTGGCTGCCTCGCCCGGAAGGAGCCAATACGGTCTGGTGGGACGGCTATGAAGGCCAAGAAGTGGTCGTCATTGACGAGTTTTACGGGTGGATCATGCGCGACAAGATGCAGCGCCTTTGTGATCGCTACCCGTTGCTCGTCCAAACTAAAGGCGGAACGACGCCTTTTCTCGCCAAGAAGATCATCATCACGTCAAATGAGCATCCGTTGACGTGGTGGCCGAAAGTCGGACTTGGCGCAATGACACGACGCCTGGAAGGCGAGTGCGGAAAGATCATCCACATGACAGACCCTGGCCACGAAGATGTTCTCAGTCCTCTGCCGGGGCCACCGCCATCACCGGTGCCGCCCCGAACGGATCACATGAATGAGCCGTGGCCGGACTTCGCGATCCCATCGTGGAGTCCTTACGCCCGGAACTGGGAGGCCCCAGCCGGAGCGTATCACACCGTTCGTTCTGCGCAGGCGTCTAGCACGCGCACCATCAGTCACGCGGAGCGTAACTAAAGAAACACCGAATAATATTTACGTATCGAACGAGAATGTCTCAATCGCCAGCGTCCACGTAGTGCTGGAGCTGAGCGTTGCGACGACAGTCGGGAAGTCGGTGTTTGACAGCGTCGTGTTGATCGCCGACGGAATGTCCCAGGTCGTCGACGACGCGTTTTGCTGTGCATCGACAGCGTAGCTGTTCGCTCGCGTCGCCGGCGAGCTGCCATGAATCACTCGAAGTGTAAACGTTCGCGACGCACCAAGCGTCAATCGGATTCGCCAGGCGTACAGGCCCTCACAATCGACGTCACCGGTAGTGCCAAGTCGAACAAAATTGCATGTTTGGTCGAAACCATCGCGGGGCGTGATCCACGTTTGTCCGTCGGTGGTTGAAGGCAGGACACCCAGCACAGCGGTGCCCGTGCCGCTCGCGAAGTCAACGTACGCGTAATTGTCGGTGGACAGCGTAGGCATGCCGAGTTGGCCGCATACTGTGCCAGCCAGCTGCGTTTGCAGCTCGTACGGAAACGGCAACTGCAAGCTTGTGAAGCATTTGCCGTTCGGAATCAACCAGTACGGAGACTGTGCTTCCCACACAGTACTGGGCGCACCGCCGCCGCCACCACCAGGCGGCGCCCACTCTGGGTCGCCGTCGACGATCGTCAGAACGTCTCCCTCGTCGCCCTCTTCGGTAGGGGGCAGAGGGGTGCTACCAGCA